GCGATGGAGTGAAGGGACAATTTGCACCTTCTGGAAGCAACACGTATTCTATTTGGACTTACAAAGGCGGTGGTTATTGCCGCCACGCGTGGTTCAGAAAAGTATTTTTCCGCAAAAGAAAAGATGGTAAGTTCTTACCTAACGACGGATTGAAAAACGATACTGTTGTAACAGGAAAAGTAGCAAACGAATTGTTCCCAAAAGGCGAAGAAGCGGTACGTCCTAACGATATGCCCAACAGAGCATCATTAAAATACTCATAAAAAAAACACAATGGCACTACAACCCGAAGTTCTACTCATTGACGAAAACTACATAAAAAAATACAGTTGGATAAATGGCTCGGTTGACCCGTTGCTTATGTATCCTGCAATATATCTTGCACAAGACGAATACGCGCAGTTGTATTTGGGAACTGACTTGTACAACAAGATAAAAGAAGACGTTGTAAACGACGACATCACGGGCGCATACGAGGAACTTTTAGACACTTACTTACGTCGAATGATTATGTGGTGGTCTTTGTACGAAATGCTTCCTCATTTGTACGTTAAAACTGACAACGGAAGTTTGGTAATTCGCACAAGCGAAGACACTACACCGATAACACAAACAGACTTGCAAAACTACCGCGATCAATCGCGTTCGAAAGCAATGTTCTACACTCAAAGAATGGTCGACTTTTTATGTTTTAATCAGTCAGACTTTCCAGAGTACACGACGAACGACACGCAGCAGATATGGTCACAAACAAATGTTTATCCGTCGAACGCTTTTGAGATTAGCGACGGACGCGATAGAAAGTCTTATACTTACAGAAGACAGGGTTTGGGTTGGATTAGATAACTAAAACAAAAACACATGGCTAAAGCAGGGAGAAAGAAAGACATGGTGAAGCAAAAAGTGTACGAGGAGAAATTCCGTCGTTATCTTTTGAAGAAAGAGAAACAGATTAAACGACTTGTAAATGAAAGTTAACGCGGAAGGATACGCGCTATTGAAGCGTTTCGAAGGTTGTCGATTGAAGGCTTATTTGTGTCCTGCAAACGTGTGGACAATTGGCTATGGAAATACTTTCTACGAAGACGGAACGAAGGTTAAGCAAGGCGACGTAATAACTCAAGCGAGAGCGGAGCAGTTAGCGAAAAACGTTGTAGACAAATTCGCCGTTTCAGTCCGTGCCTTGATAACGCAAACGCTCAACGAAAATCAATTCAGCGCGTGTGTTTCACTTGCGTACAACATCGGTGTTGGTGGTTTCAAGAAGTCGTCAGTATTAAGAAAATTAAACGTGAACCCACAAGACCCAACGATTGCTGATTCATTCCGTATGTGGAATAAAGGCGGCGGTGTTGTGTTGAAGGGATTAGTAAATAGACGCGAAGCAGAAATACAACTTTACTTCAAGTGATGAACACCGAAAAAGAAATAGCATTGATACACGAGGAACTCCAAGAGTTGAATAAGAAGATTGACCGCATCTATCACGTCTTAATTGGCGACGATGAAATGAAGATTGAAGGTCTTGTAAGCAAGGTTCAGAAGCACGACAAGTACATAAATAACCAACGTTTGCAGGTCGCTCGTTTGGGCGGTATAGCAACCGCTGCTGGTGTTGTTGGTGGCTTAATCGTTCAGTTCATATTGAAGTTTTTATGAAGAACAAGTTGAAAGCGTGGCTCAAGGAAATGCTTACGTCTTCAACGAAAGTAAGTTCGAAACGAATTGTCGCTATATTTGTTACAATTAACTTAATCGTTTTGAGTTACATTGCAACATTCACATATTACGTTTGTCCCATTGCGATGTTCGACACACTCGCACTTTTGACAGGCGGTTTGTTTGGCGGAACAGTAATTGAACGATTTACAAAACAAAAGAATGGCAACACCGAAAACAGCAGCGAGGACAATAGCTGAAGAAGTATGTTCAAAGTTCAAAGAAACACCTTCGCTAACTCTCGCGAAGAAACTATTCGCTGAATATCCAGAGGTATACAAAGACGAAGAACACGCGAGAACATTCATTCGAATAATTCGCGGTCAGAAAGGAAAAATGGACAGAAAAAATACTGCTGACAAATCTCTTTATGATGCAAAGCCACGACCATTGAACCCATTTGCGCTCCCGAAGTCGTACGCAAAAAAACGCAGACACGTCGAATTGAAAGGTTCAAAGTTTTTAATCCTGTCAGACATTCACATTCCATATCAAGACAACGACGCTTTAAGCGTTGCAATCAACGAAGGTATTCGTCAAGGATGCGACGCGGTAATTTTAAACGGCGACGCGTTAGATTGTCATATGATTAGCGACTTTGTCAAAGATCCACGTAAAAGAAAATTCAAAGATGAACTCTATGCGATGCGTCAGTTTGTAGATACGTTACGAGGTCAATTTCCTAACGCGCACATCTACTACAAAGAAGGCAACCACGAAGAACGCTACTGGCGTTATATGCGAATTAAAGCACCCGAACTATTCGACATTGACGCTTTCGACTTTTCGTCTTTGTGTCATTTAGATAAACACAATATCACTTGGATTGACGGAAAGAGCAAACTGAATATCGGTAAGTTGTCAATCTTTCACGGTCACGAATTTGGAAAACAATTCCTTCCTTCAGTAAACGTGGCGCGTGGGTTGTTCTTGAAGACAAAAGTTTCTTCTTTGTGTGGACACCACCACCAAACCGCAGAACACAACGAGCGCGACGCTAACGGCAAGTTCATCACTTGTTGGGGTGTTGGTTGCTTGAGTGAATTATCTCCCGACTATAACCCTTATTCGAAGTACAATCACGGCTTCGCGATCGTTGAGAAAGGAACGAATGGACAATTCAGCGTCAAGAATTTAAGAATACACGAAGGGCAAATACTATGAGAAAGAATATACTCGCAATTGTTTTGTTGCTCGTTGGGACAACTGCTATTTGGACGGTTGTTTGTTATTATTGGTTTGGTTGTACGCATAAAAAGAACGTACAAGAAAACGTACAAAAGCAAGATAGCGTCATAAACTACAACGCAGGTGAATACCAGATGCTTCTCGAAGAAACACTTGAACTAAAAGAACAACTTGCATACTATGAAACCACTCAATCTTCAGCCAAAACCACCTATCAAAGAACTCGTGATATTGTTATTGTTCGAGATACTATTAATCGCGTTGATGTTATCACTTTGGTGAACTCCTGTGATAGTGTTATTGCCGCTGATTCGCTCGTCATTAACAAATTGAAGGAACAATTGAACATTGAGGAAAGAAAGATAAACAACTTACAAGAAACGGTTGAGGCTTATGAACAAAAGACCGATGTGTTACAGGGTGAAATTAACAACCTAACGTCTGAAAACAAAAAGTTAGACAAACAAAAAAAGCGCAGAAACCGCGCTTTAGTCGTAACGTCATCCGTCGCTATTTTGTCGACGTTTGTTCTGAGTGTTTTACTTTAACTTCTGGAACGTAAAACTTCATTGAGAACTGTATTGCCTCACTTAAGAAAGTGTTGCGACTATTCTCTCCTCTCTTTTCGTCAATCTCGTTCCACAGGTCTTTGTGCAAATAGACACATATTCCTTTTTTAGTCTTGCTTTCTGGCATCTTCTTCAATTTTAAGTTTCTTCAAATACAACGCAAGGTCTAACGCTTCCTCGTACGCGTGTTGCAGCCATTCTGAGCGCGTTAAGTCGGTTCGGTCTAACGTTGTTCCGTACGTTTCAATTCCCTTCGCTTCACGCGCTTCTAATTCAGCGACAACTTGCGTGAGTAAATTACTTTTGTTCATTCGGTTTAGACATCATTGAACCTATCATTAACGCAAGATATACTTTCTCCTTTGCGTTCATATCCTTGCGCTGTGAAAGTTCAAGGAGAATGTCGCCAAGAACCTTTCCTTGTTGAAAATACGTCGCCATTGAGTTCACAATTTCGCGTTCGCGTTCCTGTGTCATTTTTAGTGACGTGTATAGTGGTGTTTGTTTCATTCTTGTTCTGTTTTTTCGTCTTCAGATTCGCTAAGAATACGAGGTGTGGTTAATGAAATTAGATAGGATAATGTCCAAAAATCAACGTCTATAACTTTTCCTATTTCAGTTCCAGTAATAACTGAATACCCAAGTGCAATAAAAAGAAGAATCGCAATCGCAATTTCAGTTCCTTTAAAAAATTTACTCATTATTTTATTCATTTGTTTTGTTTTATTTGTGCTAATATAACCAACTTATGCTAACCTACAACATACTGACCATAAGAAGGATTAAGTTCGAAATACATTCGCATCATTATCGCGTCGGCAACGTCTGGACTTATTCCTTCGCGGTTCTTAATTACGTCCTTCGGGGTTACTTGCAATTTTCCTTCCACGTCCGCGCGGTGTCGCTTAATCATTTCCAGCTCCTTGACGATTTGTTCCTTGCGTCCGTTCACTAAAATAGTGAGCTTATTTTCCTCTACATATTGAGCCAATTTGTAGTAACATTCGCTTTTCAAATTTTGGTATTGCGGTTGCTTGGGTTTTGATCCGTTGACGAAGCCGCGACACTTCAAGAAGTCAACCACTCCACCGCCTACTCCGTCCTCATCACAAACCACGTCTTGCAATAGAATCGAATGTTGCTGACACATTAAACGAATTTTGTTCACGACTTCGTCAAGGGCTGCACGATTCAACTCAATTACCTCAATAAGTGTTAACCCATTCCAAACGCAAATGATTGTCCTGTCCTTTCCAAAACGCGCGATGTCGGCTGTGATATATTTCTTTCCTTCAATCAGTTCGTTGCGGAACATACGCAATAAGTTGTCCGTTGAAAACAACTTGTCGCTGTCGTCGTCGAACTCCCAATTGCCTTCGAGCAGACGTTTGCGGTCGTACTCTGGAAGTCTTCGGAGCGATTCAATGTAAGCAACAGGAAGGAAGGGATTGTCTTGCGGTAACGCTTGAACAAACGCGCGATGTTCGGGCAATTCGTTCCTGTTGTTCTTAATGTAGAACTCATTATACAACCAACCTTTCGAAGGGTTGCAGGATAAGAAACCTTTTGGAATTAAACCTGCGCTTAATGAATTACAATTAGAACATCTCCATTCAATAGCTTTGCCATTTTCGTCTTCTTTTGTTACTTCTCCTTTATCTAATCCTTGCGTAGAACACTTGTTGCAAAAATGCGTTAACTTGTGTCGGCATCTTGAATGAACTATATTAACCGCTTTTTCAGTAATTTCAGCTACTTCGTCACAAAAGTAGTCTAGTATTTCAAGCGACCCTAGGCTGTCCCAATTGGGGTTTGAGGGGTAAGCGAATAAATCTTTAAGAACAATTTCGCTTCCGTTGAAGAATTTAATCACGTTAGTTTGACCATTGTATGTGTAGTGTTTGTCAGCAACAAGACCAAACTCTTGCGCCGTTTCAAAGAACGTGTTTAACGTCGTCTTTTTAAGCGTGTCTAATTTGCTTCGTCCAATTAAAGAACGTGTACCAGCGTACTTCAAACGGCGTTGTATCTGCCACATACAACCGAACTTCGTCTTACCACCCCCTGCCGCGCCACCGTATAACAACTGTTCAACGATGCTATCAGTGTTTAAGAAATTTAACGCTTCAACTTGACGCGGCAGGTATGTTGGTTTATAGGGTTGCATTAAAATAAACTTAATTGAGGTTCAACCACAGGACAAAGTTCGTCTTGAAGAATCTGGATAATACGGTTGTATCGTTGTTCTCCGTTACGTTGTTGCAATTGCTTTATAAGTAATTCAAGACCACCTTCAAACGCTTCGTCTTTTGTTTTATACAAGTCGTTGTCTGGTCTAAATTGGTTAAACGTGTGCGACCAACCTTCGGACATTCCGTTGAATCGAACTCCATAACCCCATAATTCATCTTGAACAATAGCAGTTTCAACCTGCGCTTCATAACCCTTACTACATTTAAATGTTTTTAAGATAGGATTTTCACACGCTCCGTGTTCATTAAATATAAATTGGCTCATTGCTTCGACAAATAAAGTTTATACAACTCACGCAACCCTTCAAACTGGATTGATTCCTTAACGAGTTGACGTTTGCGGTCGCTCATTCTTTCAACTATTCCTTTGCTTAATTGCTGTTCGTTGAACACTGTCTTTCTCGCTTTCGCCTTACAAAGATTGTATTCATCGTCTGTGAAGGTCTCAGCCGTTATCCTTTTACTTTCTTCGAGCCACCGCATCATTGACACACCTCGCAGTTCTAACGTCGTAAATTTACTTTGTTTGAAGCTCTCAACGTCTTCCGCTAACATTCTTCTCCAACTATCGTCGTTTACCGCCATTTCGTTTTCCTTTATTTGTTGTGATTTTTCCTCTATCGCATTTGCGATTTCTCTCTGAATTTGTAAGTTCGCTTTGTCCCGATGTGGTTTGTAGCAAGTCAACACGTCGCCAATGAAAGACACGCTTAACGCACCAAAGTGTTCGCATTTCTTTGACAGTTCATTTGCCGCGTTCATTTCGAAAGCAAGATTGAAGTGTTCAAACGTAACCCAACGAAAGTGCTTTACAATGAACTCGTGCAACATTTGCAACAGTTGCGCTTCTGGTAATGCTATTCCATACATCGCGCAAACCTTCGAACAAAGTTTAACGAACGTTGGCAGGTCGTAATCGGCTACAAATGCGCTTTCTCTTTCTGCACGATCAACCCTTTGTGTAATGCTGAGCGTCGTTGTAGATGCGTTGCGCAGCGTCTGAATCGAATTTTCCATTTTTGATTTTTGTGTTTTGGTTTGTTGTTACAAAGGTAGATAAGTCCCACTTACGAACGGCAGCCTTCCAATCTTTCATTGGATTCCTTCCCACCTTCCAACCATTCGCCTCGTAGTGAGCGTGGAATTTCTCGGTGAATTTAAGCGCGTCGTCGTTGCTTAGTTTCTCGCAAGCGTATTCGTAGATTTCAACAACCGTTGGTTTGACGAACGCAGTTTTCTTTTCTTTTGTTGGTGCTGGAAGGTTAGCCTGTGGAACTGATAAGCGAATAAGAATATCGTTTATCTTTTGTTCCTGTTCCTTAACCTGCGCTTCGAGTGTTTCAACTCGTTTCTTTAGTTGTAGTATTAGCATCATTGTTTTATTTTAATCTAACCAAAATTCTCCAGAAGCTTTTGCAATCTGCTCCTTCTCCATTTGTTTTGCTTTTTCAAATATCTCAATTTCTGAGAGTTCACAAGTTCCATTAACAATTTTAATTATTTGTTCTTGAAACCATTCAACGGCAGTCTGTTCCTTTTTCATATTTTCTCCTCTCTGATTTCGATTTTGAATAAGTCTTTTAGTATTTCAATTTCGTGATCCTTGAAATTGGTCGTTCCGTTTTCGCGAAGGCAATAATTCGATTGCTCGATGCCTAATTTGTACGCGAGGTATTCCTGTTTGTATCCATAGAACAAACGGTAACATTTGATTGATTTGTGAAATGGTATCATTCCCAACCCTCCCCTTTTGCGTCGTCGTCTGCGTAATCCCATTCGTCGCAGTCTGGACAAGTTACGATTTCTCCTTCGTCGTCAATCAATTCATAAGCCGAATCCCAATCTTCAAGTTGTTGGTCTTGAAGAACAAAGTCTACGCGCTCGGCTAAAAGTTCTTTGTCGCAGTTTGGACAAAATGTTAATTCTGATTTCATTTCTTTAATTGTTTTTTTAGTTTGATTTCTTTTTGGTGTTCTAAATGCTCCACAAATTTAGTTAAAAATTTCATTGGTTTAGCATAGCCAATATCATTTAATAAATAACAGATGCGTTCAACGTTCGCGCGGTAGTTCCTATCGCACTCTATTTGCCAACTTGCCTGCTTCACTCCGTGCATTACTGTCGCGTGGTCTTTTCCGTAGTGATCCCCTATGCTCTCAAAGCTCTGCATATAACAAGGGCGGATAATGAAGAACACGATTTGTCTTGCTGTAACGATTTCGCGTTTTCTCGTAGGTGAATAAAGCAATTGCGAAGGAACACCCAATACGGAACAGGTGACGTCTTCAAGTGCGCTCCAGAACATCTCGCGTTCGTTTTCTAGTTCCTGTTGTTGTTTGATTTGTTCGCTTGTTAAACGCTCGTAGCGTGGCGTGAGCATCGTCCAAAGTGTTTCGAAGCGTTCCATATGTCTGAATGGAATCATATCCACTATTTCCTGTCTAATTTGTTCGTTAGTCATTCTCTTCGTTACTTAAGATTGTTGGTGTAAATGTGCTGAATACTTCTTCGCGTGACAGTCCTGTGTGTAAACAAATGTTGTTGAAGTCTTTGATTCTCATTCGTTCGGGGTGCGTAACGTAAAGGCGTGCGGTTGGGTCGCTTATTCGAAGAACGTTTTTGAAGTTGTGCATCGTCTTGAATTGACTTTTGACAAGTCGCCCAAATGGGGTTGAATAGATTTGTTTGTTCATTTTTTCAATAGTGGTTTAATCAACTGCTCTTTCTTCTTGTTGGTCGCGTGGTTCGTTCCGCGTAGTTCTGGATTGTGTTCCTTAACTAAACGTGCGATGCGTGTTATGTTGTCCGCGCTTACATACTTTCCACTTTCGTACATCGCAAAGAAGTTGCTTGTGATGTCTTTACGTTCTGCGAATTGGTCTTGCCATATCTTGACACAAAGTGCTTTGTTGTCGTTGCGGTATTTCTTCGCTTGTTTGAGTAGTTTCTCAACGCGCTTTTCAAGTGATACTAATTTTTTCATTTTGATTTTAAGATTAAGAGAGGGTATGTTTCAACCCTCTCATATTATTATTTAGAATGGCAATTCGTCTTCGTCTTCTTGCGTTGGTTGAACTAATCCTTTCGCTTCCAGCATTGACTTAGCCTTGTTCATTTGATCCGCAGAACGTTCCAAACGTTTGCTGAACTCAGCCGAAGAACTAACTTTGTTTTGCAACCACTCTGGAAGCATCTTAAAACGCAAGTCGAAGTCTTCGCTGTCGTAGTCTAACAAGAACGAAGCGTTCACCTGTGGTGGGCAAGTCATTCCCTTTACAAGTGGCGAAGCACCTTTGATGTCTGCGTAAGTTCTTCCTGTGTTCGCGGTGCGGTGCATAACGTTCAACATCCCTTCCTTTCCAAGAAGCGTAGCAATGTCGAATTTGTTAGCTTCTGCGTCGCTCATTGACTTTCCTAACCACCCTTGAACGAAGGCTCTTAAACCGCTTTTCTCGTGCATCGACAACGTGAAGTCGCGTCCAATTGAAAATGGTTGTTCACCTTTGCCGAAGTCGGCTGTTTCCATTGGTAGTTCGAATACAAGACGTACTTTGTTCACTAACTTTTCTTCGCCTTGATAAGTGTCGAGAATCGTTCCGATGTGGATAATTTGGTAGCAACGCGCTACATGTGTTCCTGCGGGTACTGTTTGTCCGCCGCCGTTGTTGTTTGTTGGTTGTGCAATAATGCTCATTGTGTTGTTGTTTATTTGTTGTTGATTTATATAATTTTCAAATTTGTTTGCGAGTTTGAACTCTTCGTTTTGCCAGAACCATTCGTTCTGCGACATTTGTTCTTCCTCGCTGATTCGTTTGTAGTAACCCATTTTAGTTAGAACCTGTATAAGTTAAGATTTCATCTGTTTCAAAGTTCTCGCACATTAAGAAGTATTTTATTTCGGTAGGTGAAATGATTACTTTGAAAATTGCTCCGTCGTCTCCAAGTACGGCAAGTCGAACTTTCAAAGGGTATTTGTCATTCCAGAAGCCGCTTTCGATAATTGCCTTTTGATAGTCTTCAAAGAACTCATTGTCGTAAAACTTTCTTTCCTGTTTTGAACTTACCATTAAACCTTCCGAAAAGAAAAACCTGTCGTCGTACTTTTCTTTAAACCAAACTGGCAATCCGTTGCCTATTCGGTCACTTGAAACAAGTGTGCATCTGTACCCCATTTAGATTTTGTCTTCAAAGATTCGGTAGTCAAATTCAAATGTGATTCCATCTTTCTTGAGTCGAATGTAGTGGAGATCGTATTCGGGTTCATCTCTGCGGAAGAAGCGACCGAGAATGTCTATCTCGAAAGTCATTCCGTTTTCGTCAACAAAATTCATTCCTTCCTTTTCTTGAAACCATCCAGTGTCTTCTTCGTGAAAGTTTTCTGCGATGCCTTTGATTTCTTCGTTGAGACGTTTGATGTCGTCCATCGAAAAGTGATAAGTGATTTTAGGGTTGTACATTGATTTTGATTTTAGTGGTTACAAATGTATTCAATTAAGTTGTCGTTCCAACGCGCTTCCGAAAGTTTTTGATGTTTCTCTATGTTGGCTGATATCTCGTTGTGCGTTAGGTTGTACGCTGACGCTGACGAAGAAACACAAACAAAGTTAGATTTCTTTTGGTGGCTCTGGTAGTTCTTTGTAGCGCGTTGAATGAATCTTGTTGAGGACTTGCTCAAGTTGGTCAATTCTACTTTGATAATACGAATCCCTATCAATGTTTCCATCTTTTTGACTACCCCAATAATTTTGGGCGACGATAATAGCTTCTGTAACTTGTACGACATCTTCAAGGAATAGAAAGATTTCTTTGTAAAAATTGTTTTCATTGTTCATTTGATTTTAGTTTATAAGGTTTTAGATTTCTTTTGATTCAATTACTTCTTCGCGTGGTGTTGCTGACTTCATTCGGTCGTATGCCAGTTTCGCTTCGTCAAAGTTGTTGTAACTCATATGGAAGTCTCCGTTGACTTTGATGACGTAGTACATATCGGTTAACGTCGTTTTTTGAATTAGTTCTACTTTCATTTTTGGTTGTTGTTTTACGTTTAAAAAATTGTCGTTGTAATTTGCAAGGTCGTTGCAGAATTCGTCTATGTATTGACTCATTTGTTTATTGTGTTTGGTTGTTGTTCTAATTGTCTTGTTGATTCGTCAATCGTTCCTGCGATTAACATTCCAGCGAATAGCATCGCAATAAAGAGTAAGGTTTTTTTCATTTGATTTTATTTTGATTTTAGTTAATGTGCGTTATCGAGTCGCACCCCTCGTTAAATTAAAATTCGTATTCAGTTAAATAATCGACATACATTCCAGAAGAAATTTGTGTGTACTTTCCATCTTTAAAAGTAATGATGTATTTCTTTTGGCTTAATTGTGAAACATATCCTTTTACTTGTTCTTCAGTTAATGAAGTGATGTGTTTCATTGCTTCATCAAAGTATGTGAAATCACCACCATTTCCATCGGATGCAATACTGATTGCTTTTAATACTTCAATTTCGTTTGTGTTTAAATCTGTGTAAGTTTTCATTTTGTTTTGTTTTGTTTATCTTTGGTGTTGTTGTTAATTGTTTGACAAATATAGTATGCTAAACTATTAGAAAACAAATTTATTTTACTTTTTTTTGAAAATAATTTATAACTGATTGAAAATGAACGTGAAAACTTTTAAGAAAACATACAAAAAAAGTAGTGCGAAGCGTAAAATTGCACCCGAAAGCGAAGCGAACCAACAAGAGATAGTAATTAAGTACCTTCGTTTAGCATATCCGCACGCGTTGTATTGCGCTTCCGCAGGTGGAATGAGGACAAGTTACTTACAAGCCATTAAGATGAAACGTACCGGTTATGTGAAAGGCTTTCCAGACCTATTCATCTACGAACCAAACGAAGACTATCACGGGTTAGCCATTGAAATGAAGAAAGAGAAAGGCGGTGTTGCGTCGCCCGAACAGAAGGAGTGGCAAGAACAATTAAGAAACAGGGGATACGCTTCGTATATTTGTAAAGGTAGCGAGGAAGCAATTAAAGTAATAGATGAATACTTCACGACTTGACACTTGACCACTACATAGAAGGACACTACAAAAAGTTCAAAGAACTTGCGTACAACATCGCTCGGAAAGAACCTTTCTACGAGGATCTCTTGCACGATTCTTTGCTTTCTATGTTTGGTTCAAAACACATCGAAAACTTAATTGACACAGGCGACTTTGAGTTCTACTTAATTCGCGTAATGTATTTATCGGTCAACAGTCCAACGTCACCTTTCTACAAACAAACGATAGCCTGGAACAGAAACCGCCGCGACTTCAAAGATTATGCTCACGAAGTCGATAAGACTTGGCTTGGCGCACGAATGACAAACGAACAACTCGACATCTTGATTAGTCGGTTGAGCGAGTTTGAACGTCTTATATTTCAAGAATACATTCTGGAAGACTTCACCTACCGCGCGCTATCAAAAGAAACAGGTATTCCGATGCCTTTCTTGTATCGGACAATTGATTCAATTAAACAAAAAATAAGAGCAAATGTTATTCGTAAAACACAATGAGTACAAAAGACGTCTTGACATTTGTCGAACGTGTAAATTCTTCGAAGCATCAACGCAATCTTGCGGAACACTTATAGTAGGCGACGAAGTAGAAACCGAAGTCTTATTCCGTCGCAAGACGATAAAACTTTGCGGGTGCGTAATGCCAGTCAAGGCTAAACTCGCGTTCGCTTCTTGTCCCGCTTCAAAGTGGGAAGGTGTGTTGACACTTGACGAACAAATAGAGTTCAAACGCTTCCTTTTAGACGCTCAAAAGAAGGGCAGGATTGACGCGATAGACCTCTCGAAGTTCTACACCTTCAAAGACAAAGCAACAGGCGCGTATAACGAGCGTTCGACGTGTGGCGCGTGTGTGAAGAAAGACATCAAAACGTTTCTTGAATCGATGCAAGACGTCGAGGTGAATCTCGATTAGATATACAAGTGAAAGTCTTGTAAACTCGATACGTCGCCTCTGGTGTTCTTATTGATGTCGTGCCAACGCATACCACTCAAAAAGAAATCGACTGTCTTATTTGGCGTCCAAACGCGAAAGTGTCCATGTTGGAAGTGATGCCATGTAACAACATTGTTTGTCTTGTAGTTAGTAAGCAATTGAATGAACATTTCTTGCTTTGCTTTCTTGTTTATTTTACTCATATATTTTAGTTATGGACATAGAAAGGTTTATGGGTGAAAAGACATTAAACTCGCATTTATGCCTTATCAGTATTCCTTTTAACTACTACTTAATAGTGATTAGTAGTTACTCATAATTCAGAAGATCCTGCATGGGTTACAGGCAATCAGTTAACTATTGTCTAGTTTCACCCCCAAGTTGCACCTCTGCATTGCTTGGATTATTTATAACTGTTGTTACTGGTTAATTGTATAATCTCAAAAATGAAACTCAATGTCATTTCCTACCACTACAAATAACCTTCCTTCTAATTATCACGTTCATTCACCAACTTCACACATCGTTGGTATGGGTTGAATGTGGACAAGACCATTTCAAATTGCTAAAAAGAAGTTGCCCCGCACACCGTACTCGATTACTTAAAATCAGCACAATGCTTGGGGCAATGCTTTGAAGAAAATCGAGTATTCAAATATAATCAAAGTAGTGAAACAAAATACAAATAGATTTCAACAACTATTGAATGTTAATAATTCATTTCGTATCTTTAGTGTATGATTTTAATTCCCGCTCAACTTGAAGCCGTTACTACGCGAAAGGACAAAACGCTCAAACTGACGTTTGGAACGAATGAACTTACACCGAACCAAGCGAGTGAACTATTTACAATAGCGAATCAGTTTGGTTACCTCGCTTTCAAAGACGAATCATTTAAGCGCGAAGAACTGGAAGTAGTTGAATCGTTAAAGAGCGAGTTAGAAGATACGTTAAAGAAGCCATCACAACGTCTACGAGGGGTTATGTTCCGTTGCTTCGAGTTAGACAACGAAGGGTTCAACACGTTCTCGAAATACTACGATTCAAAAATGGAACAAGTTATTAACCACTTCAAAAGTAAATTGACGTAGTTTTTATATTTACATTTTAGCACAATAAATTATTGTCAATTATGGAAAGAGACGAACACGGACGATTGAAGAAAGGACACGGCGGTTTAAAGCCAAAGGGCGCAGTAAGTAAGAAGGTTGAAATGTGGAATCAGTTAGGCGACTACGTTGTAACGCAAGGAGCGGAACGTGCAATGACTGTTCTTCATTCAATGGACGACGAGGATTACTTGCACCATTACCTCGCGATGCTCGAATACTTCAAACCTAAACAGGCAAGAACGGTTCACGCAGGTGATAGCGACGCACCAGTTCAAATAATCATAAACGACAAATTATGAGTACAGCTACATTGACATTTGACTTAACCGACGGCGACGATCGTTATGAGTTCAACCGCATAACGAAGGCGCGAGATATGGCTTTAATGCTTTGGGAACTCGAGATGAACGGTTACCGCAAGTTCACCAAGTACAACGAACGACAGGAAGGCGCGTATCAAGAAGGCATTGAAGAGGTCTTCGAATACATTCGGAACTTACTTCAAGAGCATCAAATAAATGTCGAAGATTTAATCGTATAACAATGGCAGATATTACAATGTGTAAAGGCATCAATTGCGAACAGCGTCTAACGTGTTACCGCTACCTCGCCACCGCGAACCCCCATCGGCAAAGTTACTTCAGCGAAACACCTGTATCGAAGGACGGTAAGTGTGATGAATATGTGATGTGGTTGGGAGCGAGTGAATGGACAGGACAGATAAGAGAGGAATGAAAGACGCGTTAGACTGGATGTTCGAAGAGTTGTGGAACACACCAAAAGACAAATGGGAGTGGAACGCTATTTTAAACAAGGCAAAAGAAATGAATGTCGCAAAAGTTGACAATACTTGCGACAAACAAAAGACAGAACAAGACAATTAGTGGCAAACGTTTGTCACAATTTTCTGAATTATTGTGACATAAAAAACAAACAACTAAACGTATAATAAGAAATGAACGAAGATTATTTACAAGTATTACAGCATCACCATCAGGTCGAAACAGGACACACCAATTTAATGTACTTAGCGGCGGTCTATGGAATTAAAGACTACAACAGCGCCTGCTTTATGGAAGTTCTTAAAGCTATTTGCGTAAGAGCTGCTAAGCAATCGCCTGAGTATATCGAGAATAATTTTAATGACTTTCTTAATACTGTCTATGCCATATCTGGAGTGCCAACTGAGGAATTAAACGAAACAAACAAATGAGCGACAACAAATTAAACTTTTTGAAATCACAAATCACCGCCTTCAATCCAACGTGGACGAAAGAGCAGGTTGAGATGGAAGCAATAAGAATTTACAACGAAGCAAACACTATCGACGACGACGACGAAGGGTGTTTGTATTGTGGATCATAAAACTGTACCTGCCTAAAACGCAGAGTCCCTTGCAGATGGTCGCGACATTATTGCAAGTAGCTGTGATAGACCTCGCAAAGGATGCTACCACATAACACCAAGCTAAAGTCGGGTGTATTTTCAACAAAAGAATTGATATTGTAGATATTAATCGAATAAATACGAATAAATGAGTATCAAAGTAAGTATACCTGCTGACTACGCATCGATAAGCGTAAAGCAATACGTTGACTACCACGCGGCGAAGAACGACATCGATAAGTTGGTTTCAATCAGTAACCTACTGAAGGAACAAGCGGAACAGATTCCCTTCCAACACTTGCCTACTTTGTTGGGTGCTTTTGATGACACTCTGGCGAACGAATCAGCTAAATTCTTTGAGACGATTACAATCAAAGACAAGGACTTTGGTTTCATTCCCGACTTGTATTCAATCGCAATGGGTGAGTATGCTGACATTTCAACTTGGGCTTCTGATGTCAACGCGAACATCGTGAAGATAATGGGGACGCTTTACCGACCTATCGACAAGCGCGTGGGTTCGAAGTACACAATCATCCCTCACAGCAAACAAAATAGAGAACTCGTTGAAGGCGGTTATCTGTGATTTGAGAAAGTTTAATTTGTTGTCGCTCATTTGTTTGTTGTTATTCTCCGCAGTAATTGTCCCAAATATCTTCTTCGTTCTTGTCGCAAGTATCGTAAACTTTTGCGACATTCATTTCCTTCGCCTTCTTTAAAATTGCGTTCCACTCCCATTTGTCTTTGGGTGTGTTCCACAGTTCTTCGAACATCCAGTCTAACGCTTCGTTCATACAACTAAATCTTCAACGTTGATTTGATGTTCGTCAAGTAGTTCACGAATGTATTTAAAGACTTCTTCGATGCCTTCTTGATATGCGCCTTCCTGTCTTTCGTTGTACTTCGTGAACTTGCGGTATCCGTTTATATCAAGTTCCCACAACATCATCGCCATATCGTGAGCCTTTGTCATACGGTTGAATTCGAAACGATCGTCAAAGTCGGTTAGGTCAAATGTTAATGTTGCGGTGCTCATTCG